GGAGATATAAAATGGCAATTAATAAAGAAACCGGGTTCGTTAACACAAGAAAAAGTCAGGATAGAACAACTGTATTTGAAGCAAAATGGGGCGAAAAAGCCTTAGATATTGCAATCAGAGAAGATGTTCAAGTGGCTTCAATTCATATGAGAGTACATAATTATGGCTCACCATATCAACGTAGGAAAGCACCTAATAATTGTGAACTCATACATGGTAAAACAGTACAAGAAATAGCAACCGAATTGGATATACACCCTATTAGTGTGGGTTTAAGATTAGGCCAACGAGGTAGTGCTTATGTTGAACATCTTGTTAAGGATACAGGCAATCCCAGAAACCGTGTACATGCTGGACAACATTGGAGTACGTTGCGTAAATACAACTCACCACATAAAGGATTTTGGTTAATGCCAGAACATCCTGACTATGAGAAAGAACGTAGTAGATGCGATAATATAGATGTAGCACATCAAATATATTTGGCAAAAGCCAAACAAGCATTGCAGGAACGCAATCAGCAAGAAAGACAAAAAATAAAGGGGTAAACAATGAGTAATATAAGTTATCAGGATATACCTGCCAGCAAAATAGTCAACGATAAACGTAAAATACATTTTAGACGTAGAATGGGCGACAAATCCAAGTATATATACTTACATGAAGAAGACAAGGCTTATATTATACATTGGTGTAAGCGATTAGTGTGTGATGTAGCCGCCAAACAAGTTATAGACCCTTATATGTTTGATGAGTTGTATAAAAGCAGACAGAGTATGCCTGTAAGTGGTTACAGCAGTAAACGTAACAGTATAATGACATATAGTGCAGGAATTGTTAGTAATATTATGCGTAATCCTAATGAGGACATTGCTTATAACCAAGTGAAGTATATTACTAAGTTATTTAAAATAATTCAATACACCTACTCACAGGGCCCTTTAAGCAAGGAATTAGGATACCATCACATAACAAGAAAACCCAATAGTGCGCCGAATTGTATAACGTTCAAATCGGTATAAAGCATAAATATATTTGTAGTAGGCAACTATCACTTTTGACGATTGGTCTCCGATTAAGAACATGTTTTTAAAACATCAATTAGTGTCTACTACACCTTAAGGCAAACATTATGGCAAATAGAAAACAACGTAAACATGAAAATATGCTTCTGCGTAAAGCCGCTGAGCAACGTAAAAAGAAAGAAGCAATATTAGGTATTAATCAAAAGATTAAACCTGGACTAAGCGGGCCTGAAAGATGGGCACTTGTAGATAGTATACAAAAGAATAACAATAAAAAAGTAAACACAGATAAATTACAATCCTGGCGTGATGTAGAACAAATTAATGAAGATTCTTACATTAATAGACACGGCCAATTAGTGACTAAAACACAAAAGGCTAAAGGATATATAAGTAAAACAGATTATAAAAAATTAAAATCAATATAAGAACTCACTTTATGAGTAGTGGAAAACGCTGGTTGGACCCCTTACAGCACACTTTGAGAGAGATAACTCTAACATAACAAATAAAAGAATGTATGCTCTGAGAAAAAGCAACATACATTAACAGTATATAAATGTTACAAGTATACTGTTAACCCGAATGATACCAGAGTGGGTATTGTATGGAGGGAAAACGCATTCCGCCCTTCTAAGCAACCCAGTAACAATGATGACGGCTTCACATGAAGACACATTTTACTCCTGTATAGGAGTATTATGACTCCTACTTACATGATAACGGTATATTATATTCACATATATTCACATGGTTCTCGATTGAACTTCGAAGAAATACTTTAACGAGTGTTTTGAAAAAACACGAAGTTAATCGGTAATTGCGTAGCAATTGCCAGACTAAGTGTAAATAACAACATGCTAACAGACAGACAAATTAATAAGTTATCCAGTGACTTCTTGATGCATGATGCCTTATTCGAATGGAGTAGACATTATGCATGTGAAAGAGAATGGGACTCATTAACAGAAACGCAACAAAATACACTACTACAACTTGCAGATATGAAGATAAAAGAACAACAAAGGTACTGTATTATAGACGATGTTCTTGTGGAAAGCACAACAAACAAACGTTTATATGCCCTTATTGATGGTGAATGGACACTCAGAACACAAGTCAAGTATAACAAAAAAATAGCAAAATAGATAAATAAAGAGTACGCATACAGTAGCGATAATACTGACATACAGGAGTAGTAACTATGACTGAGGAAACAACATCACAAGATACCGTGAAAATAGTACAAAAAGACGATGAACACTTTGTACAAGTAGAACATGGTGCAGTAGACATACCACAGAACCAACCTAAACGCCGTTATGGAGAGAAAACCATAAAGGGCATTATTGTGGGTAGAGGCGAAACACAACAAGTAATTCGTGTGGAAGATGTGGAAAAGTTAGCCAGTCTACATTTAACATATAGTGCAATGGCAGAATACTTTGGTGTTAAAGAAAACACCTTCAGAGACCATTTCAAAACAATAGTAGACCATGCCAGATTAGGTACTAAGCAAAGACTTATAGAAAGCATGATTTACACAGCAACAAACAAATTAAATCCCACCATGCAAATATGGTTATCCAAACAATGGTTGGGCATGACTGATCAACAGATAAATAATAGTGAGGATAAAGTCCTCCCATGGTTAAGTTCCCAGGATTGATTTTTCCTAAGATATTTGCCTTATGCGTATAAACATGCATTTTAATATCAAAATTATTAATGTTGCCAAACATGTCCCAGGAACTGATAGTACAACACAACCCCTTGTGTTGTGCTGTCCAATTGGTTAAGGGGTAAATGGCGTATGAAATTAACAGCAATACAACAGGATATTATAGACAATCCCAGCCGCTTCAAAGTGGTTGTGGCAGGCCGTCGTGGCGGTAAATCCTTTGCTTCTATAGCCTATCTGGCTAAACACGCTCGTTTCCCTAACTCAAAGTGCATGTATGTCGCTCCAACGTTTAGTATGTGTAAGCAAATTATCTGGCAAGACCTTATTGACATGTTAAGAGAGGTTGGTTGGATAAGAAAAATAAATCAATCAGAACTAACTATTACATTGGTTAATGGTAGCCAAATATTCCTGCGTAGTGCAGACACACCTGATCGTATAAGAGGAATAGGTGTAAATGCAGTGGTTATAGATGAAGCCGCAGACATACCCAAATTGCAAGATACTTGGCAAGCAATTATAAGACCAACACTTGCAGACAAAGGTGGACATGCTATGATTATTAGTTCGCCTAAAGGTAAAGGATTCTTATTTGATTTATACAACAATGCCAAAACACAAACAGACTGGCATAGTTGGCAGTATACTACAGCACAAGGCGGTATAGTCTCAGAAGAAGAACTTGCTCAAGCAAGGCGAGACTTAGACGAAAGAACTTACAAGCAAGAGTTCGAAGCAGAGTTCGTAGAGTATGCAGGTAGAATATACTATGCATTTGGTGAGCATAACATTAAGGATATGCCACTGGTACAGGATAATCGTTCAATTATACATGTGGGTATGGACTTTAACGTTCAACCAATATGTGCTGTACTTGCCACACAACATGCAACAGGCTTACATATATTTGATGAAATAGAAATATATGGTTCAGACACAGACACTATGGTTAAAGAAATACAAACCAGATATCCGGGTAGACGTATAACATGTTATCCAGATGCAAGTGGTAATCAGCGTCGTACAAGTGCAGGTGGTAGAACAGACCACATAATACTAAAAAATGCAGGGTTTACTCTCAAAGTGGGCAGTATTAATCCTTCAGTAAAAGACCGTATTGCCAGTGTTAATGCCGCATGTAAAAGTGTAGATGGATATAGTAAGTTGACAATATCACCAAAGTGTGTTAAAATAAGTAATTGTTTAAGAAAGCATGTTTATTCAGAAGGTACAAGACAACCAGAGAAAAACAGTGGATTAGACCATTTTAACGATTCTGCAGGATATATGATTAACCACTTGTACCCAGTAAGAATAACTAACATTCAACAGTACAATAAAGTAACGAGGAGTATGTAATGAGCAATGTACACTATATTATTAAAGTAATAGAGCCAGAAAAAGAATATTTAAAGACATTTATTGAACCCACATTGGATGACTGTAGGCGAGAAGCACAAAGTTATCTGTGGAGTAAACCAGAAGAAACACAATACATATATGTTGCAACAAGGATAAAAAATGACCACACCGTTTAAAGTATGGGACAGTCAAAGAAAAGATATGACTCAGTATACACCTAAAGAGTTGTATAAGGTAGTAGTTGAATATCCTCACACCAACAGAACATTAGAATTTATAGGCATGGACAGAGGTTCATGCATTATGCAGGCAGAAGTGGCTAAAGAACATGACGACGAACTTATGCTTATGCAATCAGAAGAAACAATAACATTATTGAAAAAGGAGAAAATATGAAAATACCAGATAATTGGAAAAAAGAAAGCACACATGCAACATTGGGTGTTAACACAATGAGTCTCGTAGGACTAAGTCTTATGTGGGGTCATATGTTAAGTATGATTAGTCTATGGTTTTTACCGTTAACTATAATATCATTACTTGCAGGATTTGGCAATGAAGTGCGTAAAAGAGATGCATAATGGACGACTTTACTAAAAAGAGTGTCGAGAAGTTCGATAAGGCAACTGTAAGAGCGGCTGAGAAGTTAATTGACCGTTCACCAGAACTTAAAAAGATACGCAGTATCAAAGACGGATTAAGTGGTAGTGAAATAACCACAGGCGTTAATTGCCAACAGTATAAAGACGGATATGATAACATAAAGTGGAGCAAGCCTGAAGACAAAGAAAAGCCAAAGTTCAAAGTCAGAGTTAACGGTGTGTTACAGTATCCAGAGGATAAAGATGAAGAATAGTAATTGGCATGGCGGTAAAGGCTCAACAAGACGCAATGCAAATGAGAAAGCATACGCAGACAACTGGGATAAAATCTTTAAGAAAGAAAAAGAAGTATACAAGGAACTAATACAATCTCGCAAAAGCGATAAGCCAGTAGACATAGACGAGCAGGAAATAGACAAGTCATGACACAACAAAAAACAGTAGGCTTTTTTCGTCTTGCTATGCGAGATGCACACAACATGCCAAACATTATGTATCTATATAGATACTTTAGAGGTAACGATGAAGCAGATGTACTACTAC